TATTTGGGTATTAACTCCTGACCCTTCAAATGTACTATTAGCTTTTATATAATTTAATTCTACTACGGGATAACCATATCTCGCTTCGCTATGTCTTAACCAAACACTTTCACCTGCATTAACATAAACTCCTGCAGTTTGTCCCGATACATTTGAATTTAATACTGTCGATGTGGTAACTGTTTGACCTGCTATTACTAAACTTGCTGAGCCAAGTGTTGCACCCGTTGATGAGATTACATCTACTACGTTAAATCTTCCACCCCAATATCCGCCCGTTGCAAATGTATTCTCGTAATCAATACTAAATTTAAAAGTATACATCCCCGAATTGGTCGCAGTAAATTTATAAGTTGATGTATTAAATTGGCTTAATGTATCGATAACATCCGTATCGTTTTTAATTATATCAAATCCACCTACTCCCGAAAATGGTGTATTAATTGGTGTTAAATAATCCGTACTTACTTCTGCTTTAAAATATCTATCCTCTAATTCCGTTTGTGATATTTTTAAATTAGTAGAATTAAAAGGTATAATTAATCGTTTAAAGAAATCAGTATTAAAGAATGTTGAATCGTAAGTAAATCCTGCTAATGCAAATGCTGAATCAATATATTGCTTTACATAGATTGCAGGATAGAAATCGTTTACTCCAAATGTTAATCCGTTTGTTACTCCGTAATCTATCATAGGATAAACATACCCTTCGCCAACTGTTGCACTCCACGATGCTATTTGATTTGCTTTATTATAAGTATGGTCATAATCACTTAAATCTAATACAGTTAAATTTTGGTCTGCCCACTCTTGAAAAATGTTTGTTACATTCCCTTTGATTTGTACCTGATAAGCTATGTTACTATCGTTGTTTACAATAGACATTAACTGTATGAATCCACTTATCTGCTCGATGTCATCTATAAAAATTGATGCTGCTACTTTTAAATTAGGATTATATCCATCCTCGTTATCAATGTTAAACGCATACTTGAAAAATATATCCGCTTCCTTACTCGAAGGTATCTCAATAGTCTTTGAAAAGTTACCGCTTCGTTTATCCGTTTCTCTTATATCTGCTATTAGAAAGTTTAACGAATATGGAATCTCTTTTGATAAAGGTAAATTCTCACCAGTTAATAATTGGATTCTTGTTCTCATTAATTACGTTGTCTATATCTATCGTGGCTTAACTCAAAATCTAATTCTAAATTGAAATTCTTTTTAGTAACCTTTTGGTCGAACTCAAATACATTTGTTGTTATATCAATAGGTATCAATGTAAACTCTTTTTCCCAATATACAACTGGACTTGAAACTAATTGCTCTAATACTTCTTTGTACTCTTCCGTTAACCAATTAGTCCGAATCTTATAAATATCTTTAATACTCGTAAAATAGTTAGTTGTGCTTCTATCGGAAATACTATAACCGAAATTATCGTATGCAGTTAATCCACCTACTACTCCTTTATAGTTTTCTCTCTTTATTGTTTCAGTATGTTTTGATGCTAACATAAAATTGAACGATTCAAATGCACCTAAGTTATTTTGGTAGTGCAATCTGAATGTTTCATACTTACAATTATCCTCTACTAAATAAAATACTAATATTACATTTTTAGGTAAATCGAAATCAATTTCATAATATACTGTTCCACTTGGAATAATTGGCTGAGCACCTGAGAATATTTGGCTCGGGTCAATACTATTTAATCCGTTAGGAGCACAATCAAATCTTATTGCGTGGTGTGTTAATGTGCCATTCGTTTGAAATGGATTATCTAAAACAGTTGTAGCTAACGAAGCACCTGCTGAATCGTAAGCAGTTATAGTTACGTTTTGGTGTATGCTTGTTACATCGTCAGCTAAATAATATAACCATCCATTGTCATCTAATCTTACTTCTCGTGGTAATGTATGATTTAAAAAAGCACTATCATCAATCATATAATCACTATAATTATAACTTGCATAATTTAAGTAATCTATAATCCCGTTCCATATCTTAATCGTGTTCGATGTAGCTTTTAATGCAGATTCAGTTATTACTCCTGCTATATCATACTCTTCGTAAAACTCTACATAATAATTCTTAATGCTCTTACTATTTGTTTGGAATCCATAAACACTATTATCTATATCGAATTTAACAAGTGATTCAATCATTCGTGCAGGATTAAAATAAGCACTACCGTAAGTTGGATGTGGTGCAGATTTCTCCACGATAACATTTCCACCGATATACATTTTTGCAATGTATTTATACGATGGTAATGCGTTAAGTGAACTATTAACTACAAATGCATTAAAATTATATGCAGGCGTAAACTCTTGTGGCTGTTGCTCTATTGTAAATGTTGGCATTATTTTAATCCTTTTTTAATTGCGTTTCTTATATCTTTTTTTAATGCATCTATCTCATCTTTGCCTATTGCTTCGCTTACAAATTTTGTAGGTTTCAATCCTCTACTTTTTATTGACCTTGCTATTAAGTATGCTAAACTTGTTATTGCTTCGGGTGTATTTCCCTCGTCAGGCACTATCCCTCTATTAGCCATAAATTGTTTAATTGCCGATACGGGAGGTTGTTTTGTTTTATACGAATAAGGTGTGTTATATTTTACTTTCGTTCCGCTAACTCCCTTATCTACAAATTTTCCATACTTATTACTTAGTATTGTTACACTAACATAATTGGGTGATGAATCAATAACGGGAATCAATGAAGATTGTAAACTACTCGATGCTACTCTATTATTACTTTGTAATGATGCTCGTAATTTTTCAATCCACTTTTGTGCGTGTATATTTAAAACGTCATCAATACTCTCAGGTACTAAGTTATCGTTATAAAATATTGCTTCGCTCTTACTTACTGGCATTTCTCAAAGCTATTTCTTGCATCTCTTGTTTATCCTTATAAAAACTTAGTAAGGTAAAAAATGCTTTAATGTTCATACTCGTATAATAATTTCTATCCTTTGGGTTGTTGTTTGTCATCGAATCTAATGTAATAAACCATCCCCAATGTTTTGTAAACCTACTTCCGTTAGAACTTGGCTCAGGTCTTGCATTGCTTTCCTCTTCTTGTTCTCCAAATAGTTCGGAATACTTTTTATTAAATTCTGATAAAGCAAAAAAAAATAATTAGTTATTTGAAAAACCTTATCCATAGTTAACTCATCTAATAAGATTTCAGAAAGTTCTTGACGTTCCTTCCATATTTTCAGATGCACCATTTCTAACTCCGCTTGTGTTTTTGCTTTCTTAATTTTACGTTTGAACTTATTGCCAAACAATCCAATCGGAGAAACTAAAACAGCTATTATCTTATGGTAGTTTTTGTTTATCGTTTCTTGGTCTTTACAATATGTAGACAAATCGATATACTGACCGCTTGTTAATTCGCTGACGTTATGCTCTATCTTATATCTTTTTAATCCTACTCTTACTCGTGTAGGGAATCCGCTTGTTACTTCCTTAGTATAAATAAACTGCATATCTTTAATATGCTTAGTTAACTCAGTTACGGGTATAGAAGATTCAAAATACTCTTTTGGTTTATCGTGCAAAACGGATAGAATAGCGAATGTCATTTGTTCGTTATCCTCATACTTAGTTACCATCGCATTACTCAATGCAATGTATTTTCGTATAGTTATATCTTTCCAGTTCATATTAATATATTTAATTTAATTTTGTTTGTCCCAATTTAACCATAGTTATAAACTCCTTGTAATTTTAATTTCTTTAATGCGTTAAATCCTATTGCAGTTGCCATAACTCCATCATCGTGAAATCCACTCGGAGCGGAATAACGAACGCTCTTAGTCTTAGGATTGTATTCGTAAGTAAACAAATCTAACTCCTTTAAAAACCATTCGCATTCCAAAAACTTAACTTCCTTACTTTGATTCGCTACTACTAATTGTTCGATAATATCTTGTTTACTCTTTGACGTTGTTACGAATGGTTGTATTAAATTAGCATCGTTTACCTTGTTTTGTATCTGCTCAAATATTGGGTCTCCTATTCCGTTTACCTCTACAAAAGTATGGCATTCAAATTCGTTAATCCTATTCACTACCTTATCGACTATTGATGACCAACTTGAATGATTCCATCGTTCAATGTAAACCATCTCTGCATTCTCATTAAAGATGGATAAAACAGTATAGTCATCTGCTCTACCGATGTCTAAACCTCCATACATTCTATTTGTTCTCGTTGCTGCTACTATCGTAATAGGATTTAAAAACAATCCACTACCACCATCTACAAACTCTGCTAAATACTCTTGGCGAAAAACGTGCTCAGGTAGTGTGTTTCTTGCATCGTCTATCTCTGATTTAGCTATTATAGGATTCTCGTAAGAGGATAAATTGAAAGATTTATATAATGGATTTTGATTTGCTAAATTATAAATATTCCAAAAATGATTCTTACCCTTTGGTGTAGATATTAATAGAACTTTTTTACCACGAACTAAAACAGTTGCTCTTAGTACCTCGTCCCAAGCACGTTTATTTATAAAAGCAAATTCATCGCAAATAAGATAGTCAAAAGTATTACCTCGAATGTTATCGTAGTTCTCAGCAGAAAAGAATTGTATTGTACTCCCAGTTCTATATTCGATTATTAAATCTGAATGGCTTGTTGCACTTCCGTATATCTCGGGTCGCTTTGCAAATGCTTTATAAGTTTCTTTAAATACTTTTTTTGATTGCCTAAAGATAGGAGACACCCAACCGATTCTTACATTCTTATTATTCAATGCCCAATAAATCATTTGATTCGTTGCTAACATTGTTTTGCCCCATTGCCTACCTATTGCAAGTGTATAATATTTATAAGATTCATTGTTGATACTATTGTGTATCTCCCTCTGCTTCGGATGTGGTGTGTATAGTGTTGCTTGTGCCAAAATCTGCTTTGAATTTCATATTACCTTTTAACTCAACTATATTTTGTTCAATATATCCTCTGCCTTTACCTTTGCACTTTAAATAAAACATTGTACTTAATGGATTTCCTTTTGCTATTTGTTTATGTAAATGGCTCTCTGCAAAATCTAATGCTACGTTCTCAATATCTTTTATCTCTTTTCGGTACTCTTTATTCGTTTTAAGCCACTCGTAATGTGTTACCCTTGCAATACCTACCTGCCTGCACGATGTTGTAACTATGCCGAGATTTTTCTCCATAGATTCAACCATTGCAAGTTGTTTTAAACTCAACTCCTTTTTAGTGTTCGGTTTCGTTAGTTTCATTCTTTTTAATATTTGAGCGATA